TCATATCCATAAACATACTCGTCTAACCTAATATCATCTGTGGATAATATTTCTTCAGTAATATTATTACAATTAAAAAATTGATTGATTGTCTTATCACTGTAAGTTATTACATTATTTCCAGATGTTATAGTTCCGGTCTTATCAAATCCAATAGTAGAATCAACTGAAATAACAGATGCTCCTACCTCTACCTTTTCTAGTGACTTAGTACTTGGGGTAATTTTAAATGTGCCTTCTATAGAGGTGCTATTATCATACCCAATAAAGAGAGAAATTTTAAAATATTGAATTCCTTTTCTTTCGAATATTTCTACCGCAGATATGGATGCTTTAGTTGAAGTATCATCACTCTTAAATAATGTTTGCCCAACTAGTTTTAGAGGATTTCCAGATATTGCCTCTGCTACCACTATCTCTCTTCTGATAAACTCGGCACCAGATGATTTTAGTAGATATTCTTCTAAATTAATTATTTTAGGATTTTCACCATATAAAACATTGAATAAAATTCTAAAAGATTCTTCAGTACCTTTAGAACTGTAGAAAGATCTAGCTTCTTTTATAAAGTTACCTATATTTAAATTTGAATCAAAAGTTCTATCTTCAAAACCTGGGGTAAATGTATATTTTAATTTTTTATAAAACTCTTTTAAGAATAAGGAACTTAAATTTTGTACAGGCGAATTTAAATCGTGTGTGGATTTTTCAGATTGACTAAAAACTAACTCACCACTATCTAATTCTTTGTGATATGTTGTAATACCACTAAAACCTCTAATACATCCAGTAAAAGTATTTGTAGTTAGACCAGTATATGTAATAATTTCATCATCTATTTTTAACAATCCATATTTTTGTGGAAATCCTTTAGTGCTTGAAACACTGATGATTGTATCATTTTCATCAATATTAGAAGTTAAAGTCGTATTATCTACAATTACTTCTGGTCTTAAGTTGTCTACCTTTAAATATTGATCTAAATTTTCTGATATATCAACTGGACCACCTTGATATTCTTGAGAAATATAATATTGTTTGAGAAAATCGACAGTCTTTGGACTTTCATCCAAAATAAATTCTGGCAATTGATTAGAAACAATATCCTGAATCTTTACTCTAGATTCAAAACCAGTTTGTATCATATTACTCTCTAATTAATTTTCCGTTTGAATAACTTGATGTGTAGAAATCTCTAGTGAATACAGTTCCTGAGATTTCATCTCCAGAAGAAATAACATCTTTAATCATATTTATTTTACTTTTAGAAATATCTAATTGTAGATAAAGGTCTCTAAGACCAACAACATCATTAGACTCAGGAAATGCTTGAATTTCTATAATATTGTTAGGATTTGATGTTGAAACTATATTGATAGTTCCTATATTAATTTCTCCCTTAATATAATCTACGGTTCCAGCAGATTGAGATACAACTCTCACAGTACCATCACTCAGGTCCTTAACCAATGATATAGTTCCAGTTTTTAAATCGGGATTTGGAATATCAGTTAGATAAACTGTATCTGGATCTGTTGATATCTTAAATCCTGTAGATTTAATATTCAATCCAGATTGATTTACATGAAACTGATTGCCGAAACAAATTTCATATTGTGCAAATTGATTTAATAAAGCAACTAAATTTCTTCTTATCTTAACCCTTGTAATATTTGAAGTGATCGCAGAGTCTGTATTATCAATTATTTTTAGAACATTACTATATCTAAATCTACCACCAAATTTATTAACATCTAATGATCTAGAATATTCTGTTAGAGAGTTAGATATTCTACTTTTTAAAGATTCGATAGATGATATTTTAGAATCATCATAGTAGATATAAGAATCTAGTTCTACATAAAGAATCTTAAGATCTACTATTTTTTGATTAATTCCAGAAATAGAATATTTTTTTAATTGAGATAATATTCTAGATTTGTTAAAATCAGATACAAAATTTCCATTCTTAGGTTTAATTGAAATTTGAACTGTTCCATATTCTGGAGGATCTAGTTCTTCTCCACCCACTATAGATACCGATTCTGTATCTGGATATATATTTTTTATGATTGATTCATAATCACGTCCAGTAACTGCTCTATTTTGTGCAGAATAAATTTTTGGGGCATAATATTTGATTGAGTTAATAGATTCTATATCAGATCCATTTTGTGCCGAAGATTGAGTTATAATATCAAATGGTTGTGGAAAAAGAACAGTTCCAACATCATCAGTTATAACCCCAGAAAAGGAAAAAGCTGATGTTCCATTTCCATCCTTTCCATCAGTAGTAATATAGTTTACAGTTATAATTTGACCGGTTTCTAATTTTTTCCCTATTAGTCCATCACCAAAAAACAGTTCATATTTTTCATCCTGAACTTCTTGTAAAAGATAAACTAAAGAATTTTGATTGATATTTACAATATCATTAGCTTGGGTATATTCTACTCCTAATCCAACTTCATTTTCTTTTCTAACATAGACTTTAATTGTTGATGTATCGATAAAAGAATTATTTAAAATAAACCTTTGATCTAAAGAACCATCATAGACAAACTGCTTTGTCAAAAATGTCCCTTGCCTAATTTCTACATTGTTAAAGGTTGCTCTTTTTGCATTTACAATATTTCCAGATTGAAAAAAACTAATATCTTCAGTAGTTGCCTGAACATCTTCTAATATTGAAAAAACATATGAACTATTTTCTATGTCTCCTACACAGACAAGACCTCTATTAAGTATCATTGTGTTGGTATCTGTTCCTTGAACATCTACAGTAAAAGAAACAGTTGCGGTTGCGGCAGTTCTTGATCTAGGAACATATCCAATGTTTCTAGCGAGAGACACGACATTTTCTCTGAGAGTTGCTGAGTCTAAAAAAGACTCATTCACAATCATATTCGAGTTAAATGCCGTAATATAAGTATTATATGCTAGAGTATCAATTAGAACAGAAAAATTAGATCCATCAAAGTCAAATCCAGTAAAGTTTGAATTTGCCCTTAGATAATCTTTGATAGATTCTTTTATTTGATCAAAGTCTAGATTAGTAAATTTTGTAAAAGGCATTTTTTATCTTGTTGCCTCTAATAGAAATGAATATTCTTGTGTTGGAAACTCTTGACCTATAATATCAAAAACGACGATTACATTAAAAGCATTTTGATCGGAGAGTGGTTGAACCTCAATTTGTACATTTTCTACTCTGGGTTCAAAGTTATTAATTGATATTTCAATTTGATCTCTAATTGCAGATGCCGTACCAAAATCAATAAATTCGAAAAGACTCTCCCTTATATTTGATCCAAAAAGTGAATTAAAAACTTTTTCAGTAGGAATAGTTTGTACAATATTTCTCACAGATCTACGAATCGCTGATTCATTTCTTAATACTTGTAGATCTCTAGTAATCGGATGAGGTTCAAAAGATAAACTAATATCTTTAAATGATCTAGATGTCCTCTGAATTGCCATTTTGGTTAGAGTTTTCTCATTTTATTTATGCCTATTTCCAGGAATGTCCATAATTTGGTTCTGTACCATATTCCCAATCATCATAATCTTCATCATTACGAATTTTTTGATGTAATTCTGCCTGTATCTTTAGATCATGCTTTGGTGCAAGATCATGTAAAACTTCTTGAATGACTCTTTTATTTGTTTTTTTATCCAGTGATCCATAATCTGAGGTTAGTGAAGTCGTTCCCCACATTTCTCTCATGTAATTTTTGTCTCTATCAACTCCCATTTTAAACTCCTGCTTAGAAAACAGAACTTTTAAAGGGGTTTCTATCCCTATATTATATTTATTTTATCCACATTCCTTTTCTTAGATAATCCTTACTTTCAATATAACGATAATCTTCATATATTTCTTTGTTATTATCTTCCCAGACAGGTATGGCAGTATTATTTTCATATCTAAAGTCAGGATTTCTACGAAAATGCACTTCTATAAGTTTATCTCCAATAAATTCGCAGTTAATCCATTCATAATTTCCATTTAAGTTTTTCAAAACGTATGGAAATTTCACTTTATAATTTATTTTTTGCCACTTTTTCCACTTATATAATGGAGATTCCAAATCTCTGATTCCTAAGACTGCTAATTCCTGTTCCTGATTTTTATAATCAATACTTATATGATCACCTTTAAATACTTCACACCAAAATTCTGATGGATGAAACTCATCTGTAGATTTTTCAATGTACTCTATTCGAGAAAACCGTCCCATGCCAAGTAAATTCATACTAGGACGAACAATATAAAAGTCGGGTCTAGGCACATCAGTTCCGGAAGGACCGCAACTGTAACCTAAAACCCGACTTAAAATCAGTTTATTATAAACCCAGAGGTCATGTGGATGTATGTGATTCCATTCATCGTTTCCCTCTAGGTACATAAATTATTTTCCTTGACCTCTATAAGATTTTCTCTTCTTATTACGAGAAGTAGCAGCATACTTAGTATGTTTTCCACATCCCTGTCTGGTATTCTT